CCGAGCGCCCGGATCAGTACCGTGGCGTCAGCTATCTGGCACAGGTGATCGAGCCGCTGCTCCAGATCCGCAGATACACGGAGTCCGAGCTTATGGCTGCGGTGGTGGAGTCTTTTTATACCGCGTTCATCAAGACAGAGGCTCCGACCGACGAGAACCCGTTCAACCAGACGGATCCGGACGTGCCGGGAGAACCGAAAGGCCCCAACGACTACAGCATGGGGCCGGGCCAAGTCAATGTCATGGCTCCGGGGGAAAGCGTGGAGTTTGCAAACCCGACGCACCCGAACGGCAGCTTTGACAAATTTGTGGCAGCAATCAGCGCACAGGTAGGCGCAGCTCTGGAAGTCCCCGCAGATCTTCTGCTGAAACAGTTTAATAGCTCCTATTCTGCCAGCCGCGCCGCCCTTCTGGAAGCGTGGAAGGCGTTCAAAATGCGCCGGGAATGGCTGGCAGACGACTTTTGCCGACCGTGCTATGAAGTGTGGATGAGCGAAGCCGTGGCCCGTGGGCGTATCTATGCACCGGGATTTTTCGACAACCCAACGATCCGCGCTGCATATCTCGGCAGCGAGTGGCTGGGCCCGTCTCAGGGACAGCTCGATCCGGTGAAGGAAATCACCGCAGAGATCCTCGCGTGCAGCGAGGGCTTTTCCACCCATGAGCAGAGCACGATCCGACTCAATGGCGGTCAGTGGGACGCCAATGTCGAACAGCTCCAGAGGGAAAACGAAAAGCTCGGAGGCAACGCGCCGGATCCGCACCAAAGTGGAAGCGGCTCAGGAGGCCCACAGCAGCCGCAAGAAGGCGAAGAACCGGCAGAGGGAGACAATAACCCACACAACCCCGAAAACGCTCGCAGACGGGGCGCTGAGGCTCTGCGTGGCCTTATTATAAGCGAGCAGATCAAACAATCCATACAAGGAGGGACAGCCAATGAAAGCACCACATAGCCTGCACATGGGCCCAGCACCGGCAGCGGCTCCCACAGCCACAGCTACAAAATTCTGGAATGTGGCAAGCGTCAGCGAGGACGAGGGCGAGATCACCCTTTACGGCGACGTTATGAGCCAGCAGCCGATCGACTGGTGGACGGGCGAGCCGGAGCCCGGCCTTTACATCACACCAGAGGGCTTCATGGAGGATCTGGCAGCCGTAAAGGATAAAGCCCACATCACCGTAAAGCTCAACAGCTGCGGGGGCGACCTTTACACCGGGATCGCAATCCACAACGCACTGAAAGCACTCAGCGGCGACGTGAATGTCGTCGTGGAAGGGATCGCTGCCAGTGCTGCCAGTGTGATTATGTGCGCCGGTGACACCGTGACCGTGTACCCCGGATCCCTGATTATGATCCACGGCGTCAGTGTCATGCTTTGGGATTCAGGACATGAAGCAGCTCATTAAGGGTATGGACGCCAGCGAGAGGGCCGTCGCTGAAATCTACGACGGAAAGACTGGGCTCGGCGTCGATACTTTGCGCAGCATGATGACAAAAGAAACGTGGATGACCGGGCGGGAAGCTCTCGACAAGGGCTTCGCGGACGCCTTAAAGGAGGACGAGGAAGAACCGGACATGAGCATGAGCTCAGATCGGAAAGTCCTCTACGTCAACGGTGTAAGCCACAACATTGAGGGCTTGCACAATGTACCGGGAACTATCCCGATCCAGAGAAGTGCCAAACCGGCGAAACGTCCGGCGGCAAATAAGAGGCCGACCAACAAGGCGGCAACAAAAACAGAAGGAGGTAAAAACCACATGACACTCGAAGAATTAAGGGCACAGGAGCCGGAGCTGGTGAGCCAGATCGAGCAGGAAGCCCGAAACGCAGCCCAGACTCAGACCACTGACGCCGTATCCGCAGAGCGCCAGCGTCTCGCAGACATTGACTCAATCGCTGCCTCTATCCCGGATCAGCAGCTTGTCCATGACGCCAAGTACGGGGACAAACCTTGCACTGCTCAGGAGCTTTGTTTCCGTGTTATGCAGCAGAGTGCGGCGTCCGGCCAGCAGTTTCTCGCAAACTACACGGCAGACGGCGCAGCGTCCGGCACCGCCAAAGTAGGCGCGGCTCCGAACGGTGGCACTCCTGCCACCAAGGAAGAACAGGACGCGGCAGACATTCAGGCGGTAGTAAACGCCTATAACGCAAGCAAAGGAGGTACACAGAAATGAGTAAGAGACTCGACGAAACTCTCGGCACCGTCGGCTATGATAACCTGATTAACGGTTTATATCCTCCGGCTGAGCCGTTTTCCGTTGTGATCCGCAAGGGATCCGCTGAGACGACCTACAAGCGCGGCACCGTGCTGGCCCTGTCCGAAGGAACTGCCGAAGACGGCAAATATGTAATTCTCGGCACGGCGGCAGTCTCCAACGAGACACTGACGGCTAACTGCGTGCTGGCCGAGGACGTCACCGTGGGAACCGCTAACGACGAAACAGCGGTAGCGTACCGCACCGGCCACTTTAACAGCAACGCCCTGATTATGGACGCTGAGCACACTTTCAGCGCAGCAGACAAGGAAGCACTGCGCGGCGTGGGGATCCTGATCTCTGACGCGGTAGAAATTTAAGAAGGAGGACAGACAAATGGCTTTTAATTTTTATGATACTCACACACTGCTGGCTTCCGTCCAGCAGCTCCCGCCTCTGCACACGTTCCTTCTGGATCGGTATTTCCCGACCAATGCGGCGACCGACATTTTCGCCACCAACGACGTGCTGGTGGAGTATAAGAAGGGACACAAGAAGGCGGCTCCGTTCGTAGCTCCCAGAAAAGGTGGGATCACGATCCTGCGCGACGGCTACACCATGAGACGCTTTACTCCGTCCTATATCGCACCGAAGCGTCCCCTCACTATTGACGACCTGAGAAAGCGCGGTTTTGGGGAGGCCCTCTACCCTACCCTTACACCTCAGCAGAGACAGGGCGTCATTATGCTGGCCGATCTGGACGAACTGCGCGGCATGAACGCGCGACGCAAGGAAGCCATGGCGGCGCAGGTAATCTTTACAAACGCCTGCACCATGGACGAGTATGTGGACGACTTCGAGCACTTCGAGGAACGCGAGGTGCGCTACTTCGACGGAGACAGTAACCCGGCGATCTACACCCCTACCGCTGACTGGACAACGACCGAGGCGTCCGGAAAGCAGATGATCAGCGACATGGCGTCCATGATCTCCATGCTGACCTCTCGCGGGCTCCCGGCCACGGACGTTCTGGTGGCTCCTGACGTGGCCGACATTATCCTGAGCAACGAGTGGATCCTGAAACTGCTCGACAACCGAAACTATCAGATCGGCGGCGTGGATCCTGAAACCCTTCCGGCTGGCGCAACGAAGATCTGCCGCCTGAACATCAAGGGCCACATGGTAGACGTGCTCAGCTACGAGGACAACTACACCGAAGTGGACGGCACCGTGACGCCTTATATCCCGGCGGGCACTATCGCGGTAGGAGCTCCGGCTGCTGGCCGCACAGTGTACGGCGCGATCACTCAGGTGGAGCAGGCCGACGGCGAGTTTCATACTTACACCGGCATGAACGTGCCGAAGTATCTCAGCGACGCCACTCACGACGTCCGCGAGGTAACGCTGAAATCCGCGCCTCTTTGTATGCCGAACAATGAAAACCCGTTCATTTCAGCTAGAGTCGTGACAGACTAAGCACGGCAGAAAGGAGCAAAGCATGAAGAAAATCAGAATAACCCGCGGAGGCTGCGGGATCTGCTACACCGACGCTAACGGCGTGAAGCGCCACGCACTTAAAACCCCGGAAAGCGGGGCTTTTGAGTGTAGCGACGAACAGGCCGACCGCCTTGTCCGTCTGGGCGTGGCTATCTATGCCGGAACTGCCGGGAAGCCTGCACAGCAGGCCGACGCCGAACCGGAGCAGGCCGAGGAACCGGAGCAGACGGTGAAGGGACACCTCGACGCCAAGGAGCTGGAAGGCTGGAGCTATAACGAGCTGAAAAAGCTCGCGGCTGAAATGGGCGTGGAAGTCAAGGGCAATAAAAAAGCTGACTATATCGCAGCGATCGCAGCTGAGGAAGTGGAGGCAAGCGCCGAGGACGACGAACTGCCGCCGGATCTGGACGTTGCGGATCCAGAGTAAGGAGGCCGCCATGATAAAAATGATTAGAGGCGCTTATGGCCTGAAAATAAACGGAGTCGTTGAGGCTATGACAAGCCGATCGGCTCCGTTCTCTCTTACCGACGCCCGCGAGGCCGAGCTGGTAGCTGCTGGCGTCGCGGTATATGTGCAGGAGCCGGACGAAAATCCGGCATACAACAAAATGAAAATGGCAGAACTCCGGGAAGCTGCTGCAGCGTATGGCGTAGACGCCAGCAAGATCCGGAGCAAAAAAGAAGTAATCGCCATGATCGAGGACGCAAAGGCGAAAGCCGCCAAAGAGCAGGGGGACTAACCCGTGACCTTCAAAGAGCAGATCCAGCAGGATCTCGACACGGTATTCCTCAATCTGGATGAGTTTGCAGAGCTTCACCGTGTCGAAGGCAAACAGATCCCCGTCGTGGTGGACAACGATCAGCTCGTAAAGCTCAAACAGGGGCAGATCCTCGGACTCGTCGAGGCCGACATGCTTCTCATGGGAAAGCAGACGGATTTTCCGGCAGACATGGAACCCGGCAGGCTCCTGAATGTAGACGGCCGGGAAATGATCGTGACAAACTCAGGCACCGACATGGGGCTCATTGAGGTAGCTCTACGCCAGAACAGAACAGGCTAAGGAGGTGCGCCATGTTACTTGTTGATAGTATCGACAATCTGGTGAAGTGGCTCGCGGGAAAAGTATGCAGCCAGATCCAGCTCAAACTCCCGGACGACTACCGGAACGACACCGACTACGACGTGGAGTTTGTGAACCCGGCCGCCTTCCCCTTATACACTCCGGGAAAGGACAGGCTGCCGCCGAATGTACCGGCCCCGATCCCTTCGGTATGCGCTCAGCTTATGGAGGGGAGCGACGACCTCATAAAGCGGCAGCGTCGGCTCCAGTTTCGGCTCTGCCTTGCCTGCTGGAACCCCGGAGAACATGGCGGGGAAATATGCTACCCTCGCCAAAACAGCGCAGCACTCGGCGGGTACTCCTACTACCGCGCCACGGGGGAGGCTGCAAAGACATACACCCGCAACATGAACGGCTGGAGAGACTCGTTCAACTTCGCCGATCTGGTGCTGCGGGAAATTGAAAATGCGGAATATATCGCAGGCCACCGGCTCGTGAAAGAGCAGGGGATCAAGTACGGGCTTTTCACCGAGGAAGGGAACATCTGGGATTATTACCCGTACTGGCATAACTGGATCACCTTCACGCTGGAGGCGGGTGTAACCACCGCAACCCCGAAACAATACGAAGATTTTTTATGATAAGGAGGCAAAATTATGGCTTATAAACATGGAGCCTACGGCGAGATCGGCGACAGTAAAGTAGCAAGCACTACACAGGCCGACGTCGTAGCCGCCTATATCGGCACCGCACCGGTAAACCTGATCCGGGGCTATGCCGACATGGATCTTGTCAATATGCCGATTAAGCTCACCGACATGGGCGACGCCCAGAGCAAGCTCGGATATGCGCAGAATTGGGCCGACTTCACACTCTGCGAAGCCTTCGCCCAGCATTTTGACAACACCGTCGGGAATGTGGGCCCGATCTACGTCGTGAACGTCCTCGATCCGGACGTACACAAGGACGCGGAAAAGACCACAAAAACGCTGACCTTCAAAAATAATCGGACGGAGTTTGAGAGCTCTGACATTATTCTGGACACCTTCGCGATCGCCGACAAGGCCGAAGATGTGGACTATTCCCTCAGCTACAACTTTACAAAGGGCACCGTCGTGGTGCAGCTGCTCAAAGATCTGGAGACTGATAGTCTGGAGTGTACCTACAACACCGTGGACACCTCGGCGGTAGAGTCTGACGACATTATCGGGCAGGAAACGGCAGACGGCCAGTACACCGGGCTGCACGCCATGTCTCTGCTCTATCAGTACCACAATGCCGTCCTCAATATTCTGGCAGCACCCGGCTGGAGCCATATCCCGGAAGTTTACAAGGCTATGGTGAGCACCGTCCAGAAGCTCAACGGCCACTGGGACGGCTTCGTCAACGCCGACATTCCTCTGGTGGACAGCCAGAGCCAGAAGATCGACACGATCGCAAAGGCTCAGGAGTGGGCCGAAGAAAACGGATATAACAGCGAGTACAGTAAAGTGTACTGGCCGCAGGTGAAAGACGGCAGCGGCCGTGTGTTCCACCTCTCCACCGTTGGAAGCGCCACTATGCTGCGCGTGGATCTGGAGAACGACGGCGTGCCCTTCGAGTCTCCGTCCAATAAGGCGATCATGGCAACGGCTCAGTATTTTGGGGCAGACTCCAAGAGCCGCGGCTTCGATCAGCAGACTGCCAACAGCCTGAATGAGAAAGGCATTACAACGGCCTGCTTCTGGGCCGGTCAGTGGGTACTCTGGGGCCCGCACACAGCGGCCTACACCTACAATGGCAGCATGGACGCCCGCGCAATCTTCGACAACAATATCCGTATGCTTATGCACATCACTAACAGCTTCCAGCTGGATCACGGAACGGAGATCGACTCCCCCATGACTCCGCAGGACAAGGACACGATCCTGAACTTCGAGAAGCAGAAGCTCGACACCCTTCTGGGGATCGGCGCTCTGATCGGCACTCCTACGGTGGAGTTTTTGGAGAGTGCAAACCCGACCAGCGACATGATGAACGGCGACTTCGTGTGGGATATTTCCGCAACGCCTACACCTCCGTTCAAATCCGGCACTGTTCGCGTGTGCTATACCGATGAAGGTTTCCAGTCCTTCTTTGAGTCTGAATAAGGAGGTGCAGAAAAATGGGAAAATGGCTGGATATTAAAGGGCCGGTGGTGGCTGATACCGTCTACGCCGACAACACGCTGGTGGCTAAGGACGTGGCCTTCACCCTTCCGGGCCTCGAATTTATGACCGCTGACGTCATGGCCATGGGTAACATGACCGTGCCACTCGTGGGCCTTCTGGAAAACATGGAGCTCACGATCACCAAGATCGGCGTGGACATGGGCCTCAGCCGTCTGGGACGTCTGGAAAAGCAAAACCTTGAGTTTCGCTGGGTGCAGAACGTCGTCAAGTCTGACGGCACTCAGGGGACTGAGGGCTGCAAGGCTTTTGTCCGTGTTATGCCCGCGGCGCTCCCGGAGCTGGGCGTTGAAATTGGATCCGCAACCGAAGCGGAAGGCACTTACACTGTCACCCGTATGCAGATCTACGCAAACGGCGCGGAGTATATGTGCGTGGACAGACTGAGCCAGATCCTCCGCGTGAATGGCAAGGACTACATGAGCGCAATCAACAACCTGCTCTAAGTATGAATATCTGAATTAACGGCCCGCCGGACTTTCCTCTGGCGGGCTTATTTTATGAAAGGAGCCAAAGCATGAAAGAAGTAACCAAAAACCCGATCAAGGGCACGCTGCGCCTGAAAAATCCGATCCTGATTAACGGGAACGAAATCACCGAAGTGACCTACGACTCGAACGAGATCGACGGGATCCTTTTTGCGACGGCTGAGTCACGGAGGAAGGCGGCAGCAGGCCGGAAAGATATTTCTATCGCCCCGGCGGCTGAATTTGATTTTAGTCTCCACCTTTACCTCGGCTTCGCTGCCATTGTGGCAGTGAACCCCTCTTATGATTTTTCCGACCTCGAAAGGATCAAAGGGCACGACGTCGTGGAGGTTATGACGATCGGCCGAAATTTTATGCTCGCGTCGGGGGAGAAAACACAAACGGGCGACGACTCCGGCGAGCCTACAGAGACTACGCCAGAGTCTACCACACCAGCACGGCAGACCTCGAAAAAAAGCGAGTAACAGATTTTATCGTTGAATACGCAGAGGCGGCCGAGGATCTCGCGGAAGAAAGAAAACGCATGGAGAAGAACCGGCCGCACTTCAAGCCCAAACATGTAAGGAAACGGAGGTGAGGACATGGCGGGCAAGACCTTACAATCTACGATCGAGATCGCCGGTAGCCTCAGCCCGTCTTTACAGCAGGCTATAAAGCAGGCAGTTGACCGGCTCGAAGAAATGAGTCAGGAGACGCTGGAGTCTGCCGGAGCTGCCGCTAAACTGGCAGCGGAAATCAATACACAGGAGTCTGTACTGAGAAACCTCCAGCGAGGGTACGAAGATTATATCGTGAGCGGATCTGAAAGCACCGACGAGGCTCTAAGGCTTGCCGACACCATTCAGGATCTGTCCAACGAACTGAACGAAAACCGGGGAGCACTCGAAGCAGCCCACGAGGCAGCCCAAAAGCTCGCTGGAGGCCAGCAGGAAACCGCCGACGCATACAGCAAGCTGCAAAAACAGATCGGCGAACAGGAAGCGGAGCTTGCGACTCTGCGCCGCTCCTATGCCAACGTAGCGCTTGAACAGGGCGAAACCTCGGCCGAAGCGCGGCAGCTGGCAAGCCAGATCAGCCAACTTTCCGGCGATCTGAACGAGAACCGGCAGAGGCTAAGTGCTGCCGAACAGGCAGCGGATCAACTGGGCAACTCTCTGGAGGACGCCGGGCAGGACGCGGAAAGCTCCAGCGAAGGCTACACAGTGCTGAAAAATGTCCTTGCCAACCTTGTGACCGAGGGGATCAATAAAGCGGTGGACGCTTTCAAGGAGCTGGCAACGGAGGGAGACACCTCTCTCGCTATGCTAAGCGCCAGAACAGGAGCCACCGCGCAAGAACTCGAAGGCTTCGAGGACGTCATGTACGAGGTTTACAACTCCAACTATGGCGACAGCCTCGGAGACGTTTCGGAAAAACTCTCCACCGTCATTCAAATGACCGACAATCTGGACAAGGCTTCGCTGGCTCAGATAACCAAAAACGCGATCGCGCTGGAGGACGTGTTCGGCTTCGACGTAGTGGAAAGCCTGAGGGCTGCGAACAGCCTCACGGATCAGTTTGGCATAAGCGCAGAGGAAGCGTTTAACCTTATCGTGCAAGGGGCACAAAAAGGACTGAACCAAAACGACGACCTTCTGGACACGATCAACGAGTACAGCGTCCAGTTTCGGAACGCCGGATATTCTGCCGACGACATGTTCAACATGCTGGCAAACGGAGCCGAGACTGGAACATGGAGCATTGACAAGCTGGGCGACGCGGTAAAAGAGTTTAACATACGAATGAGCGACGGCACAGCAAACGAGTACCTCGAACAGCTCGGCCTTAATACCGAGGAAGTAATCGCTCAATTCAACAAGGGCGGGCCAGAGGCTCAGGCTGCGATCGGCGACATTATGGAGGCTCTGCAAGAGTGCGACGACGCGACGCTGCAATATCAGGCAGGCGTCGGCCTGTTTGGCACTATGTGGGAGGATCTGGGCGTTGACACCGTGGCGTCCCTTATGGACACACAGGGCGCGATCCAGAGCACTTCCGACGCCATGGCACAACTGGACAGCGCCGCCTATGATACGCTGGAGAGCTCACTCTCCCAGCTGGGGCGCACAATCAAGTCCGAAGTGGTGCAGCCGGTAGCCGAAGAACTCACTCCCGCCATGAAAGAGGCCGTGGACTATGTGAACGCAAACGTAGCCCCGGCGGTGGACTGGGTATCGTCTCACCTTCCTGAGATCGGCCTTGCGTTGGGAACGCTCAGCGCCGTTTTGGTGGCTATGAACTGGGGCTCTCTTGTGGCGCAGTTTGGAAAGATAAAGGGAGCGATCACCGGATTTACGACCGCCCTCGGCGCAGTCTCCGGGCCTGTCATGGCCGTGATCGCAATCGTGGCCGCGCTGGCTGCCGGTTTTATGTATTTATGGCAGACAAACGAGGACTTCCGGGCTAATGTGACAGCAATCTGGGCCGAGCTGCAAGCCAGCTTTTCGGAGCTCGGAGCCGGAATCATGCAAATGATTAACCAGCTTATGCCGCTGATCCAACAGACTGCGGCGACCGTTCTCTCTGCCTTCGGGCAAATTGCCTCGGCGGTGATCCCGGTGCTGGTGGAGCTGATCGGCGCTATCCTGCCGGTGATTATTCAGCTGCTTAACACCATTCTGCCGATTATTATGCAGATTATTCAGGCGGTGCTTCCAATCCTGATCCAGATCCTCAACATGCTGACGCCGATCCTGAATATGATCGTGTCGCTGCTGACGCCGATCCTGAACCTCATTATTTCACTGGTGGAGCCGATCCTGAACCTCATCATGTCGGCGATCACGCCGCTGATTAACATTTTTATGTCACTCATTAACACGGTGCTGCAGCCAATCATGCCGATCCTGCAAGCACTGGCGAACATTTTCACCGCCGTGCTGGGGGCTGCTATTCAGGCGATCCAGCCGATCGTGCAAAGCCTGATCTCTATCTTCCAAGGGCTGATTAACTTTATAACCGGCGTTTTCTCTGGAAGCTGGAGCTCAGCATGGAGCGGAGTCGTTCAGGTTTTCGGCGGCCTTTGGGACGGCCTCGTGGGGCTGGTGAAGGCACCGATCAACGCCGTGATCGGCCTTGTGAACAGTGCAATCAATGCGCTGAACGGTATCAGCGTAACAATCCCGGACTGGGTGCCAGTCGTAGGCGGCAACACCTTCGGGATCAATATCCCGAACATTCCAATGCTTGCAACTGGCGGCTTTACCGACGGCGTATCAATCGCGGGCGAGGAAGGCATGGAGGCGGTAATCTCGTTCGATCCTGCCTACCGAGATCAAAATATTGCTATCTGGCAGAAAGCCGGGCAGCTGCTCGGAGCCCTCGGATCTTCCTCCGGGGAAAACGCGGGACTAACGAACACTGCCGGGAAACTGCTCGCTCTGGACGACTTCTCTCTGGGAAGTCTCGCCAACAACACGAGCACCGTCATTTACTACGATTTTTCCGGCTTCACATGGAGCCCGCAGATCCAGACGGAAGGATCCGGCGAGGACGCCGACGACTTCATGGCCCGCCTCAAAGCGCACGAGGCAGAGTTTTTCGACTGGCTGGAAGAATTTATTCAGGCAAGGGAGGTGGCGCTTTATGCGTAGGGTAACGGGCTATCTGGAATACATCACACGCGAAGGCGACACCTTCGACGCCCTGGCGCTGCAAATGTATAACGAGGAAACCCTCGCCCATTACATCATTGAATTTAACCCCGACTATGCGGACGTTCTGATCTTCGAGGCGAACGTAGCCCTCCGGCTGCCGATCGTAGAGGACGCAGAGACGCCGGAAACTCTGCCGCCGTGGCGTCGGGGCGAAGAAATCCCGGAGCTGGACGCTTCGTGAATTTTTACTATAACGGGACGGACATATACAACGACGTGTCGGTGAACTACTGCGTGCATGAAATGTTCGCGGAAAAACAGGCCGACACGCTCGTGATCCGTTTCAATGACACCAAGGGAATATGGAGCAAATGGCAACCGGCGGCCGGTGACACAGTGCGCTTCAAGGAAGGCGCAAGCGATACCGGGAAAATGTTCGTTCACTCCATGAAACCAGAAAACGGACTCTTTACGATCCGGGCCATGTCTATGCCGAAAACGGCAAAGATCCGGAAATCAAAGAGCTGGGAGGGCGTGCGCTTCCTTCAACTGGCAAATGAATTTGCCGGGAACCACGGCCTCACCTTTAAAAACTACGGGTGCGAAGATCAGGTTTACCCGTATATCAAACAAGACAATGAGGGGGATTTTTCCCTCTTTTCTCGTCTTTGTATGCTGGAGGGCTGTCAAATGCTTATTTTTGACGGCTCTCTGCTCGCGTATAACGAGCACTACATTGAGCAGCAGGAACCCGCTGGCGGCCTCACGGTGGACGAAAACGGCGTCTTTACCTACGAGGACAACCGCGACACCATGTTCGGATCCTGCGAGGTGGCAAGCGGGAGCTACTCCGGCAAATATGTGGCAGACGCTTCAAACAGCGCCATACTGCGACCGGAGATCCCGATCCAAGTCACCAGCAACGCAGAGGCGGCCCGCTTCGCCAAGGGCCTGCTCCGAAATGCCAACAAATACGGGCGCACGGGGCAGTTTTCCAAGGCTCTAATGACTGGGTACGCAGCCGCCAGCCTGCTGACTTTAAAAACGACAAAAGCAAGCATGTGGGACGGTACCGTCTTTGTGTACAAAGTCCGGCATGACTTCGTAGGCAACAAGTCAACAATCTATTTCAGGGATCTGCTGGAGGGCTACTAAATGGGAAATATCTACAAGGGAACAATCGCCGGGATAGAGGGCAACACCGCCCGCGTGCTTCCCTCCGACGCCGGAGCCAAACCGACCGCTAAGATCGTGATCCCATGGCACCTCAGAGGGAGCACAGGGA